ATACTGTAGACTTTGCCTGTATTGCTCTTACTTGTGCTGAATCGCTGTAATTTCTGTATTCTGGGTATAAGTTAGCATTAACACATAAATAGTCTGTTAAACGCTTTCCAAATAGCTCTGCATCGTCTTTATAGAAGTCTCTAAGGTACTTATGTTCACTAAAGCTAATAGGCAACGCGTTGTCGCTGTTTGCTTTTGCTACTGACTTGTTCCGCATCTTATAAAGTAAAGGTACTTGAACCTCATACATAACGTAATACAGTAAAGTATCCGCGATATAGTTATCTACTAAAGTCAAGTAATCACCTGCTAAAGTATCTGCTACAATATCTGCTAGTATCTTGTTGTAAAGTGGTTCACCTAAATAAGACTTGATATACTTCTCCTGACATCTCCAAATAGTTGGGTTAATCAAATTCATGTCTACGTTCTCATCTACTGGTGTTCCTTCTTTAAAGTATCTCTGTGATATAATTAATCCTCTATTCATTATTTTCTTCTTACTAAACGTTGCACCCAGATATGTCTGCAAAAAGGTGTATTTACTCCTGTATTTGGGTTGTGATACCAACCGCCACGAGTAGCGAATACATCTCTTCCTTCTTGTGCGCTTATATTATTTATATCTTCAATAGTCCAACTCATATTTCTGCTTAATCTCATTAAGTTCTTACAAAATGGCCTAGACTCTGTTTTTAGTGGTGGCGCATCTGGTCTTACTGCATACTTATAAACTACAAAGGGTACTTCTTGCTCTACTTCTGTTCTTCCTTGTGATGTTACCTCTCCGTCTTCATACAAACCCTCGTCAGTAAGTTTATTTACTATCTCGTTGTATTCTGGTTCGGTAATTTTCATTGAGTCCTGAATTTCCTTAGGTGATAACCCGTCTATTAACATGCTCAATAATCCTATCTCTTTTCTAGTAGCAAATTCTGCTTTAAACTTTGTAGCTTCTTTTATTGCTTCTGGAATACTACCAAAAGGTGTTATTCTCTCTTCTAACAGCTCGCAATCTTCATCTTTTATTCCGCAAGTCTCAAACCCTCTCCACATTTCATCTACAGAAAATACTTCTTTTTTCTGTTCTACTGTTACTTGTGGTTCTACCTCAATTCCTAGATATTCTTTAGCCATTAACTCCCTACCCATTAGTTCTAAGATCATAGTAGGGTCTAGTTCTGGCTTAATCTGTGCTAGTGGTTTAATCTTTACTGTAAATCCTCCCTCGTTGTATCTTATTACAGCGTTCCAAAACATTTCTAACGTCTTCTGGTTAGGTTCTACATAACTTACCTTGAAATACTCGTATGCTACTCTCTTTTCTCCTGCATCGTTACTAAAACCACCTTCTCCAGTTTGCCCAAATATTAAAATAGGGTCTGTTTCGTGACTTGTAAATATTTCGTCTCTTATTTGGTCATTTAAGGTATTGTATCTATCGTCCTGGCCGTTAGCATTAAGTGGTGTTACCTCTACCCCTTGAGAATCTAATTCATTGAATGACAAAATAGGCTTACCTGCATTATCAGAACCGTGGTTTCTGAAATCCCAACGCTTTTCTATACTTCTTTTTTGTTCTGGTGTAGGGTCTCCGTTGTAAAAGTTAACTAATAAACCTGCTGTAAATCCGTGTGCAACGTTATTGTAAACGAAATTACCGACCTCTACATCTGCTGAAATATAAGGTACTCCCCCAACATACTCTGGAAGTGGGTAGATTCTTTCGTCTGGGTTATAGTCCTTGTAATAAAATAAATACCTTTTATTCTTGTCTAACCCATCATTGTCGAAAGTAAACTCTTCAAATACTGTGTAATCTGGATTAATCTCGGGTTTACGAGTATTCCAGTCGCACGTGTAAAAATATTGTGTAGGCTTTTCTTTGCCGTCTTCGTCATATTCTTTTTTACTTACTCTTACATTTGAAAATTCGATGTGATACGGGTATATTGTCTCCCCGTCTTCACTTACTACCATTTCAACACAAAAACCACCCTGTATAATTCTATCTAAGGAGATTTTTTTATTAATATAGTGTGTGTTTACTTTATGAACAAAAGATTGTGCATCTAACTTCTTTGAATCGTCTAAGCCTGTTGCATCATAGTCTAAACCTTGACCGCAAATAAATCTATTCTTACTATTGACTATTGCGTTGTGTTTAGAACTTGAATTATAAAGCCAATTATAGTACTGTGGTTGTTTATTGTACCATTCTTTATCTGTACCATAAATAGCGTACTCTTTTCGCTTCTCTTCCTTAATTACTGGAATCTTTTGAGCGTCAAATTTCATTAACTTCCCACTGTTCCCTAATATGTATAAGTTATCATTGCTCATGTGCCACGTAATTAACTATTGGAGTGTGTGAAATATAAACTATCTCATCTGTTACCCCTTCTAAAATCATATAACCCCTCTCTACTATACCCTCACTTAATTCTGGGTCTAAATTTGTTGTACTTGTCTGCTGGTGTATATTATAAACATACTGCCCCGCTAAACCTAAAATTAACGAACTATTCAACCGATCATCAACACCCTCTACTATGTCGAACTTGTTAAACCTAGCTCGCTGTGTTGGTGTGCTTAAATCCTGACAAATACAAGTATAAGACTGCTTTGTCTGGTTATTAATGAACTCAAACAAATATACTGGATTACTCAGCGTTGTCTTCTCCGCTAGTGTCAGTATTATGTTCAGGTTTGTTGTCGCTTTTTTTAGTTGCATTTTTCTCGAATATGTCTAACTTCAAAACTTTTGCTAATTTCTTACACTCTGGAGTATCTTCAATAGGTACTCTAAAAGTACACCCGTTTTCAGCGGTAGCTCTGTATATTTTACCTAGATGTTCTTTCTTAATTTTCATATTACTAATTTACAAAAAAAGGGGCAGACTTCTCCAGCCTAACCCCTTAAACATTAAACTATGAACTATGCAATAGATAATCCAGCGATTACTGTAGGGTCTACTGTGTATGGAAAGTGTTTTTCTCTAGCAGTTACTCCGATATTATAACCGTTCATATCTGCAAAAGCCGTTCCTGTTTGACTGTCAGAAGTTCCACCAAAGAAAGCCTCTGCTCCGTTATCATATCCGATAAGGTGGTAAACGTCGTTAAGGTCTTGGTAAATAATTACGATCGGCTTAGATGCTAATAATTCAAGCTCTACATTCTTTGCAGCACTTAATTTATGTAAAGCCATTTGGAAAACCGACTCGTAAAAAGTAGAACCTAAAACAGGGTCTTTAGTTACGGTTGTAATGTTGTTTGCAATCTCTTTTTTGATTGAGTATCTGTAAAAGTCAGTAGATACTACTTGAGATAATGTAGTAATAACACCCGCTGCAATTACAGAGGTGCTTTTATCAATATTTTCGTATTGGGTGATTAGAATAGAACCAGCTTGGATACCTCCAGAACTATCGTCACATTCAAAATCAAATCCAGTCGTTAACGCTCCGCACGCCATAATATTAAATTTTTAAGTTAAAAAAAAGGGGGTTTTTACGCCCCCACTTTATTTAGGGTACAAGGGTAAACTCTACAATCGCGTTTCCGTATCCGTATTGAATACCTCGCTTAAATGTGATTAGTGATTTGTTTACTCGGTCATCTTGCGAATACCATAAACGTAAATCATCTTCTTCCATGTCCATATCTGCACCGATGATAATGTTATCATTGTAAGTCATGATAGCTCTATCTAGTCCAGTAAGTCCCTTAGAAGGTCTTAAAACTACGTTAGTACCGAATAAAACAGTGTCTCCGTCTTCTGCTGTGTAGTTAAAGTTGTTAGTATTGATTAAAGCAATAATATAAAGCTCGTACCAATCTTCTGGAATCCATAAAGAAACGTCATCTCTACCTCTTAAGAACTCACCTCTCGAAAGGAACATGCCTTGTAAGATTGAGATAATGTTAGCTGCTGTTACTCCTGTTGCAGCTGTTACACCGCCTGTATTACCGTCGATTACAGTACCGTCTGCATCTACTAACTTTAAAAGACCATCGTACTTATTAAGGTTAGCTGTACCTGAATCTGTATCTCCTTGAAAGTCTGCAATAGCAATAGCGTTAGCAACTGCGTTTAGTTTTCTGTTAGTCCAAGCTTCTGCTACCATTTGCGGAATATCTTGCTCTCCTACGTCTCCAGCTCTTACTTGAGTTTCCAACCAAGTTTGGTTTAAAGTCTTAACACAAACATCTTCCATAATTGCAATAGCTCCTACTGCTAGATTCTTTTCTGTTAAAGGTGTTGAATCAGCTGAGTTATAGCTACAAGCATCGTCTTGGAATGTTACTGAAGTATCTAGGAAATGAACGTTTGAACTTCCTTTGATTCCTGGAACCATTCTAACAACTCCAGCA